TGACGATAACTTTACTATTGTTCCTAACGCGTGGTTGAGGAACACTGGCCTGTCGGTCAACGCCAACTTTTTGTTGGTGTATTTGCTGTCGCATGAGATCGGTTACGAGATTCGGGTGAGGCAGATCACTGCTGAGACTGGGCTCGGTGTGAAGGGTTTCAGGGCTGCGTTGAAGGAATTGGAGACTGGGGAGTGGATACAGGTATTCAGGCCTAAAAACAGTGACGGGACGCTCGGTTGTTACCGTTACGAGTTGAATCCATCCAGAGACCCCTCGGGCACTGTGGCTCAAGCCACTGTGGAGCAAAGCACTGTGGCTGAGGGGTCACTCTTAAGAAGAAAACTAAGAGAAGACAAATATAGAGAAGATAACAAGAGAGCTACTAAGCTCCCTAGCGATTGGATTCCTTCTGAGAGGCTGTTGGAGATGTTCGATTCTAAGTGGCCTGACGTTGACCGGGACTTTGAGATTGAGCAGTTCCAAATGTATTGGTTGGGTACTGGTAAGGCGAAGCTTGATTGGGATATGACGTTTCAGGGTTGGATGGGACGTGTTCAGAAAAAGTCTGCGGGTGCTGGGTCTTCTGCTGCCAGGTTGAGGGCTGAAGCGCTTGCTGAGATGGAAAGGGAAAACAATGCGTGAAGCGTGTTCGATTTGTGGTCTTTATTCGCGTTCAGGTTTTGACCATGAAGAGTGTTTTGAGTCGGCAACTGTAACCGCGGATGCTGTGGAAAGGGAAAACAATGAATAAGTCTGAAATAAAGTTGTTGTTGGCTGATGTGGCTGCGATTGATAACCGTCGGGTTACTGAGGAGACGGTGAACGCTTGGTCTGGTGTGTTGGGTCATTTGTCGTTGCCTGTTGCGCAACGCGCACTGATCATGGCGCGCCAAGATGAGAAGGTTGAGTATTTGGAACCGAGGCACATTATTTCTCGGGCTCGTGACGCACGTATGGCGATTGACCGCAGCGTGGAGGATAGGTCTGAGGAGGCTTCTTGGCGGTCCGGCCCGGAACCGATCTGTGTGACCCATAACAGCCGGATTACCAAATGTGATAAGTGTTGCGCGTTGTTGGCTCAGCACACTGAGCCGATGAGCATTGAGGCTCGCCACAGGTGGGCTATGCAAAACATCGGTTACGTGACGGTTTAGGCCTACAATGGGTCGGTGGCTTGGATTGAGTGTGAACGTTGTGGTTTCCGTTGGGACTCAGCGACCTCGAACCGTAACAACAGAAAATGTCAGTCGTGTCGTGCCACAAGGGCAAGAACGGTAAATAGTAATCTTGGTAAATGTCATCCTTGGCATAACGATTTTGCTGAGGATGAGATCACCCCGGTTGATGAGGATGGTATTCCGGTATTGACTGGGGTTAGGAAATGCGGTAAACAGGATTGTGTTAATCCTGACCATGTAGAAAGGGAAATGTAATGGCTGTAGATGTGAAGTTCGAAGGTTATGTAAACGGTATCCGCCAGTTTGAGTGGGGTGTTGTTTACGATGTTGCTCACAACCAGATGTTGAAAGACGATCAGGGTGAGTGGAAGATTGATGGCAAGGACTACTTTTCGGTTACTGGCCCTGCCGGTTTCGCTGAGGGTGACAAGGTTGCCGTTGTCGGTCGTTTGAAGACGAAGCTGTTTGATAAGAAGGATGGCAGCAAGGGTGTCAGCTTGAACGTTCGCGCAAGCGAAATGTCTAAGGTTGAACGCCGTGGCGGTAGCCCGCAGGACACTCAGCAAGCTCTTGAGGGTGTCTTTGGTGCCGTGAAGAGTATCGACGACGAAGCACCGTTCTAAACTAGAATGTGGAACTTTTCTTCGAGGTTTACGGCATTGCCGCACCGCAGGGTTCAAAGAAGTCGATTGGGAATGGTCGCTTCATTGAGGCCTCTAAAAAACTTCCGGCTTGGCGTAAAAGGGTCAAAGAGGCGGCTGCCGATGCTGTCGCTTCTGCGAACTGGGTTACGCTTTCTGGCCCTACGGAACTCAGTGTCGTTTTTTTCTTACCTCGCCCGAAATCCGTTACCGCAACTAGAAGGCCACTTCCCACGGTCCCGCCCGACATCGACAAACTGGTTAGAGGCGTCTTTGACTCTTGCACAGATGCGGGAGTCTGGGATGACGACTCGTTAGTGTGCAAGATCAGCGCACATAAAATGTATGACGATGCTCGGGAACCTGGGGCTTCCATTACGGTTCGTTCTCTATTAGACTTGGGCGTGTCGCTACCTGGCGTAGCAGACAATCTTGTTTAGCGTTACGTTTGGAAAGGGAAACAAATGCTTGAAGATTTGACACCACCGGTCAAGGTTTTTCCTTGTAAGGTGCGAGAAGTTTCTGAAACGTTAGAGAAGGCTGACGGCGCGATCTTTATGAAAGCCGTTGCCGATGTTGCTGCCTGGTCGAACAACGGTCTTGCTGCCGCGTTGAATAAGCGTGGTGTTTACATTAGCGAGAAGTCGATTAGGAAGCACCGCAGGAGCGAGTGTTCTTGTGCTTGATGACTTGCAACCAGCAAGAAAGGTAGAAGCGCCTTCTGGGTTCCGTCCAGCTATCGAATTTGACGGCAACGAGGGTCTTGCTACTACGGAGGGTCTATCCGATCTTCCAAACTTTAGTGACTTTCTTGCGGACAGGGGTTACTCTCCTGACGAGTATGAGATCGTAGGGTCGCCTCGTACTTCGCAGTGGCAACGGTGGGACGGGGAGTGGTTAACCTCGTATCGTTTTCACTTCCGCAAGAAGGTCACTGATGTTGACTTGCCCACGTTGTATGCGGAGGCCAAGAAGTTCAAGAAAGGTAAACCGCCTGTCAAGAAGAAGGCGACAAAGACTTACGTTATCTGCCCGGCTGATTTTCAAATCGGTAAGGGCGGGTCTCGCGGCGGACACTTGGAGTCTATTCAGCGCATCCATGAAGCTTATGCGCGCGTGGAAGAGAAGCTGAAGGTCGGCAACTACGATCACATTGTGATCTTGGACATGGGCGACATTGTGGAAGGCGTCAACAACAAGGCCGACATGGATCAGTTGATTACGAACACGTTGAGCCCGATGCAGCAAACAGATGTTGCGGCTGCGTTGATTTGGGATTTGTTGAAGATGGCGTCTAAGTACGCCCCCCTGACTTACGGTTCGGTTGCTTCGAACCATTGCCAGTTCCGTGTGAACAAGGCAGCGGTTGGTAGGCCGGGCACGGACGACTGGGGCATTGTTATTCTTCAGCAGTTGCGTCGCCTCGCCACAGAGGTTGGCTTGCCTGTAGAGCGTTGGCTTGTTCCACACGCCCACGATGAAGGGTTCGCCTTTGACGTGTTCGATGACGGGTCACACATTATCGGAGCCATTCACGGGCACCAGGTTGCCAGACCAGATTCTTTCCAAAGCTTCTGGACTAAAGCAGTCTTCAACGACACCTACCTGGCAGCAGCAACTCTCATGGTTAGCGGTCACTTCCACCACCACCGGGTCGAACAGTTCTCCGGCAGCGAAGGCAGGGAACGCTGGTGGGTTCAAGCGTCCACAATGGACAACGGTTCCGACTGGTTCACCCGCATGAACGGGGGAGGTGGGGACTCAACCCCAGCAATCACATGCTTCGAACTAGAAAAAGGTGTGCCGTTCCGGGGCAAGGTTGATCTGCTGTAACTCGCCGGCCGTGTTGCTTGATTTTAGATAGCAAACGGTGTTTACTATGACTAACACGTCACAAGGTTTATTTGGAGGGGAAATGACCAGAGAACAAGAACTGTTGCAGGTAGCGAGTAACTATTCGCAGAAGCTTGGCAGCATAAAGACTAACCCACCGGTTGAGAAGCGTTACAGTAACGACTCTAGGGATCGCATTGCAACTTCGATGCGCAGTTACTACAAGCAGGTTTCGGCATTGTTGGTGTCGGAAGGTAAAAACTGAAACAGTCTTTCATGAGATTGTCTTCCTTGAAATACAATTAAATATCGGTCAACAAAAAAAGGGGGGGGTCTCGCCCATGCGAGGCTCCTCTTTTTTGTGTCTTGGGGCGCGTTCTGGGTTCGACTGTTTGTAAAGCCCTTCACGGGAGCAGGCAGGAGCAGAGTTCGATTCTCTGCGCGTCCACAACATTCGGTAAAAAAAACATTCGGTCAGAAAAAATCTGTGGGGAAAACAAAATTTGGCAAGTTTTTGAGTTTCCTGAGTAAACTCTTGATATGAGTAACTTTCGGCAGCCTTGCCTGGATTGCGGTGTTGTGACCCGTAACGGTTCTAGGTGCCCGGAACATCAGCAGTCCCGTGACCGTTATGTGGATATGGCTAAGGCGGCCCGCAAACGCGCGACTGGGCAATACTCTGGGGATTACCGGAAGCGGGCTAAGGCGGTGCGGGAAACCGCGAACATTTGTTGGTTATGTGGTGGCGGTGTGCGCCCGAACGATCCTTGGCAGGCAGACCACGTTATTCCTGGTGATGCTGACTCTCCGTTGGCTCCGGCTCACCGCTCTTGTAACGCCGCTCGGGGCAACAAGTTTTAGGTTTATTCGGCTCGGCTTAATTCGGTTAAGTAGCCTCTTGGGCTGACACAGATTTGAGCAGTCTGTGAGTTTTGTCGAACATTTGTTCGAATAAGCGGCGTTTGATAACGGTTTGGTAAACAAACACGATCAATGCTTGACACGCGTGTTGGCGGCGCTTACCGTGTGTGTTATCCGCGCTAGACGTGGGGAACAAAGGAAAACAAATGACAGTAGAAACAACGCTGGGGAAGGCTGATCTGGCAACACGCTCAGACGCCCAACTAGCGCACCGTTTAGAACAACAGTTTGACGCTATTTGGCGTTTAGGCGATCGTGATGAGTGTTCTATAAAGCACATAGGTCACGCTATGGCGGCGCTTATTGCGACCGGCGACTGGAAGAAAGCCATTGACTATGACGCGCCTTGGGGCGCGCTAGGTGATGGTGATTACTTTGACGCTAACTACTTTGAAAGCGTTTACGGTTGGTCTTCCGCGACTATGCGACAGAAGCACCGCGAATTGTTTGCTAAGTGGGACAAGGTGATCGACACGGTGGCCCGGATTGACAATATTGAACGGGTCGAAACGCGGATCATGCCGCTGGTAAAGCACTCTTTCTATATTCTTGCCTACTTGGAGGATTACCGCGGGGAACTGGAGGCACGCGCATGAGTTACGCGAACCCTATTGACACGCGCATTGTTCAAGTTGTCTTGGACGATCTGGAAGACAATAACGCCCACACCGTATGCGACCTATTGGCGGCCGCCTATAGTTTGCCGTGGGGAAGTATCCCGCCTCACGTAGCCGAACAGGCTTACCAGGCCGCCCACACGGTGTTACACGATTACCGCATGGCCAAAATGGCAGACAAGGTGATTATGTGCCCTAATCACGGTGGCGCTTTTGATTGCACGCCCTTCTGTGAGAAGTGTGAAGGCGCTCAAGAAATTGCGTACGCCTGATGGACGTGTGGAAGATTGAATACACCTACGCGTGTTGGAAATGTCCCACACGCCATGAGTCAAGTTACACGGTGAACGCCCGAAACATGGTGGTCGCGTTTGACTCTTGGCTTAGCGATCTCAGGGCCGACTTTGGCGGCACTTGGGATTATGAACCCGTAGTAACAACAATCAGAAAGGAAACACAATGAAGAAATATGAAGTAACCGGATATCTACAAATACCCGTCTTTGTGACTGTGGAAGCCGATAACGCGGCGGAAGCGTTGGAGAAGGGTAGCAATGAAATAGAACTGGGCTTTGGCGTACAAGGCGACCAGTATTGGCAAGACGAATACTCTGTGTGGGATATGGAAGCCGATCGTCCCGCCGACAATGAGATCGATTACAACCTAGTAAAGGAAACGAAAT